TATTTTCACAAAGTGCTTTTAGTTTTTCTATCTGACCTGAATTAGGATTGTTATTGATATCCAAACGGATAGCAGTGTCTGATTTAATTAATTCTTGTAAGCTAAAATTACGTGTTAATTCCATGATTACTCCAATATTAGTTTTTTAATTGACTTTGATCCGTCTATGTTCGACTCAAGCTCCGCCATCGACTTTATGCACTGGTACTTAACTTTTCCATCTGGTTTTAATTGACGTTTTGCTATACGTGCCCCTTTGAGACATTCAGACATTGAATTTTGGATACGTGCCTCCTTGATCTCTCCGTTTATTATCATAAGTAAAGCTACCACTAACTCTGTCATTGATGGCTCCCATTTGCTCTAACCTTATCTTTTAGCACTTCAATATCAGACAATGCTTGGTCTAGTTGCTCTCTTAAAAATTCAATATTGACTTTATTGGTCATGTTCATCTCTTGAGTTTCTTCCATTTTCTCTACAGACTTGTACAAATCCTCGATTAAAAAATGTTG